AAAGCTCCATGGAAACCAAGTCCTGAATAGTACGATCAATATCTTCAGGAAGCTGTGGGTACGGAGTTGGATCTAGATCCCAAGGACGATCCGAGCCTAAATAGATGTCTCTGAGCAGAGCAGTAGCTGCTCTACATTTGGTTGAGGTTACGCGGGCGTATACCTCGCTACCATTGAATTGCTTAATCGCGGAAAGAACTGCGGGGTCGTACTGGCCCCTATAGGTTCTTAACGCGCTTAATAGCCTTTCACTAATTCCCTCAGCATTTCTAAAGTTGCGCATATCGGTCATGCGCGCTCGGACATGCTGAGCCAATTGTGAGACTGGTGCGGAATCCTGTTCAGCAGCTACTCGCGCTTTTTCCGCAGCATTAGCAGAGTCGTTCAACTGCTGGTTTGATACAACCCGCAGCAACGTGCCGGTTCTGGTTGGGACGGGAAGCGCAGATGTAGCCATAGGGTATATTTTGCAAGTATAATCAGGAAAATGTCAATTACTGTATAAGCAGGTAATCATGGGAACCGCAGTCACAATAGCAAATTTCGACGCCGATCTGGAACTTAAGCACTTATCGGCCTCAATTTGCGCAGAACTAGCAGCGGGGCTATCAGACGCCGACGGGATCAAAAAGAAATACAACATCGACGACAAGCAGTGGAATTTACTCAGAAAGTCCCACGTATTTCGGAAAATGCTTAAAGAAGCTCTGGAGAAGTTTGCCGGAGACATGAATGCTGGCAGGCGGATAACTGTCAAGTCGGAGATCGCCTTGGAAGACTCAATCCCAACCCTGTACGGGATGATCCACGACCGGGAAGTACCCAGTGCCCAACGAATTGATGGAGTCAAAACCCTAGCTATGCTCGCTGGCAGGACGCAGAAAACTGCGGACGGTGGTGGAGCAGCTACAAGCGGGTTCAACATAAACATCCAGATCCAGACTGGAGAAGAGAAACCGAGTGGGATTGTGATAGAAGGGGAATCATGTCCAAGCCCTGACTGAAATCGGTTTCTTTGCCGTCTTCCCTTCCAGTCTGTGCATCACCCTACCCATGTATCCCGCGTTAGAACACAACGCCATATACTGAAGACAGTCGGCCAAATCCGACCACGGATGTGTCTTCTCTGGTTTGTCCTCCAGCGAACCAGAATTTTTCCGGCGGTATCTATACCAATACCGCATTGCCTGACACAGAGTTGGGCATCCCTGACTGCTGATAATCAGCATGGGTCCACCATCCGACTGCCGTAACAATAATTGCTCTACCGCCCGAAGTCTGGCGTCTACATCGTTCGACGGTGCTGCGTACACCTGAAACCCAAGCCGTTTAAGACAGTCAAACGGAGACTCCTCCCCCACTTGCCCTTTATGCTGCCCGGTTGGGTCTGCGACCATAAATATGCGCTTGTTCATATAACTTCTAAAAATAGCAGGGCGCAGTTCGGAAACAGCAAACTGCTCAATCCCCATATCCACGGAAGTCAGTTCTCCCATAACCACCAACCGCCCACGGTTATCCACCTGACCAAATAAACTAGCAGGGGTGCGGCCGAAATCTTGGCCTACCATGATCGGGTAGTTCTCTACCGGCTCGATCAACTTGTCAGTTATATGGAAATCCGGCTTAAAACTGGCGCGGAAGACGGCTTGGCCGCTGAGCGATTTGCCATATTTTGAGTGGACGTGAACATCAACCCAGTCTTGGTTGTTGTTGGCTACGAGATTTTCATAATAACCATCTGGCAGGTTGGCGATATTCTCGGCGCCTGCTTCCATACCGCCGGGCTGTTTGTATAACTTCCAGTTGCGAGGAAGATTTATCTCAAGTTTCGAGTACCAGTCGGAATCTTCATCCGGGGGATTAGACTCCCCGATGATCCCGTACCATGAAGGCTCTGCCACCGCCTTCGATGGATATCGTCCGAGACGGCCAGCAATAGCGTCAATTATCGAAAGCTTTATCTCTCGGAACTCTGAAACCCACGCGCCGGTCAGGTTAAGGGACAACAGCCGCTGCTGGTCTTCTTTAGTGTCCAACGGAATCAACATCCAGTCAGACTCAACCTTTGTACCGTCGTTAAGAGAGATTCGCACCTGAATAGTGGCATCGGTAACTTTGAAGTGCGCAATAGGGCTTAGCCACATCTGGATATCGGCCAAGCAGGTTTGACGTAATTGCTGGAGAGTATTACGGATAATCGCGAATCTCGTCTGGCGCACGCCTTGAGCGTTTGGTACCTGCATCTTGGCGCGGCGGAGAAGTTCCATGAAGCAGCCCGCTGATTTACCAGAACCGACAGGACCCATAATCAGACGCACAAACGAGTCGCCTAGCATAAATTTCCCAACTGTAGGGGGAGTTATGTAGGTAACTACACTAGGATTAGGATCGAGAGGCATCGGTAATGGGCTCGGTTGCAGTCTTACTTGTGTTAAGGGGGAAATAAATATAACCAGCCAGTGCTTCTATTAATATATTTTTAAGATCAGCAGCTAGTTTGGCGTCTAAATAAGAGGCAGCGAGGGATTTAATAGCTATCTCAAGGGTGTTTTCTGTATAGGTTTCTGGTTTGTTAATCATAATTTCTTGGTCGAGTTTTGTAAACTCATCTCTTGGAACATAGAAAAAAAGCGGTTTTGTGGCTGGCTCCAGTTTTGGGCCAACAAGAACATCTTCTTTGTACTCATAGCTAAGAATGAACATGGTTAATAACTAATGTTTAAAGTTGGTCCGGCATTCAACCCCGAATACCGACGGTTAAGTGTATCCGCACCACCAGCGATAAAAGCAATATTTATCCTACCACCAGAAGCCCATGCGCCTTGGTTGACTATTTCCTGCACTATAGCTTTAACGTCTAAAGACTTAACTCCAGTACCCTCTGTATTTTGGAAATCATATGTAGCTGTAGTAGATACCCAACTTTCAGGTAAATTAGCCGCGCTTACAAGAGCCGAAGACGTAGATTTTTCCGCATGAATATCAGTATCAACATCATCAGTACCTGTTACTAAGAGAATAGTAAAATCCAATGTTGCGCTAAGTATTGTTGTGCCCTGTGGTACAGTAACACTATCAAAACTTGCTCCAAAATAATATTTACCAGTACCGTCTGTATTACCAAACGTGAACACGTTAGGAAAATACCCAAAACTGGGTACGTTTGTCCCCAAAGCCGCCCTGACTATAGATAAATTTGTAACGGGTATCGCTTTTACGCGAAGCTGTTCCCAGAGATTAAATCCGAACCCCCAACCAAAAGCCATTACCACTGCCCCACAAGTGAACCAGCAGTAGCAGCAGTAACTTTACGTACTCTACACGGTACAACCCCACCAGCGGGCACTGTATAGACGACAGTATCGGCGTCATCATTACCGAGCGGAACAACAGTTACAGTCCCTGCAACCCCGACGTAAATAACCATCCACTGAACGTCCCCGTCGTAGTCAGTCAAAACATTAGCACTAGGAGTCACGGCTTTTGCGTGGAGTGGAAAATCCGTGATTACTCGTTTATTAATTTCTGCGGTTGTGCTACCAGCCATATAAATATTCCTATCGGTAATGGTCAATTATCCATGGTGCGTTCTTGATGGCGAACTCATCCCATGGGTCTACGTGTCCTTGGAAGAAAACGATCTTAGCGTGGGACGGCAGGCGGAATCGTCTACGCCTGATGTCAGCAGTCCACGCCAGTACCCCATCTGCATTGGTCCACACAGCTTCCTTATCCCCAAGTATATACGAAAACCATGCCTGATCCGACCCCTGAAATCCAGCCCGTCTGGCCCGCTCGGGGGAGATGATGGGGTGGAACTGCTCATAGACCTGCTTTCTGGCTCCTGCGTTCATCATCCACATAGACCCATTGTAGGGGGTCTTTTTGAGCGGACTATTCCAAATGACAAAATCTTCGGGCCTATCCCAGATCCCAGTTACGTCGCCAAGTATCACTACATCCAGATCGACCGAAACAAATCTCGGGCCTATGACTTCCGCCATCTCTGGCGCAAATGCTTTAATCCGCCGATAACATGCCGGTTGAAGACGGCCATGAGGAGATTGCAAATGAGAAAAATCGTTCCACAGAGGAACAATGCGAACACGACTGTCAATACCAGCGGGAATATCAGTAATGCACACAACCTCGTGAGGTCTGTGGTAGTTCCTGTCCACCATGTTTCGGAAGGTATTGACATGGTCTGCGCAAAACTTTGTTCTATAACCCGGCTGTGATTCCCACAACCAACACACTACTCTAAGCATTGTTTTTTCTCAAGACATAGCGCATCACTTCTGCGAGTTTTTTCCGGGCGGGAATAGTCTGCGTAACAGCCAGCATCCCACGTAAGCGAGATCGCGCTGCATACCGCTCAGCTTCAGGCAGAGCCTCGTTAACAACCGCAGCAAGTACGGTCTTTATCTGCTCGGGCGCAGGGACGCCGTCAAGAATGTTTTTTGTCATTGGTTTTCAATAATTTCAGAACAAACCCACCCATACTGCCGGCGTCGATTGTTTGCACACCTTGTTTGCTTAGCCGATAGGCCAGACACGAAGCCGCTGGACCGCAACATAAAAACGCTATTTTAAGGCCGGTCTTTAGTATTGCTTTCTCCAGTTCATCTATAACAGCATATGTTTCGTAAGATGGGCACTCGATCTTTATTACTTTGGCTGCCTGCAACTCTAGAACTTTCACCATGCTATTAGTTGGCTCGGAAACAACTACAACTTCTTTGTCCTTCCATAGCTGACTTAGAAGTTCAGCGTATTCTACGTTATGTATCCATTGCGCGCTGTCAGGACGCGATATAAAAGCAGAGTAATACTGCGCTCTTGGATTGAGATTTCTAGAGAACCTTTCGTAATGCTTGCTCCAATTTACAAACTTAGCCCCGCGTCCATCCATAGTCGGTATACCGCGCAAGCATGTCAGTCCATCGTTCACACGAATAATTCTTTTTAGTTCGTCCCCCAACATCCTATTTGCTGGTTCACGGATTTGCGCTGCGCCCTCTATAAGTTTGAATTCCCCATCACCAAATCTGGCAATAGAATTCCCCTCTAGCAGTTTTCTAACCGTGTCGAACTCCCCAATTACTGATGGATATCCCACACGTATTCTTTTCCACTTAAACCGCAATGGATTAACTCCTTTGGGATGCCCGTTCTTACGCTTCTGTTTATTAATTTCAGTATATCTGTCATGGCTTCGATCCAGAGCCCAATCAGAAGCGTCTTTAGCCACTGATCTAGTATATACATGCAAATGCATTCCGCCCAACATGATAGCGGATAGCCCGATAGTAGCTAAATACCTAACGAACGGAGTGCCACCACCCAGAGAACCAGAGTAGTCTTCGTCGTATCCTCCGGCCTCCCAATACATACGCTTGGAGATAAGGTAGGAATCCATGTGCGGCTTGATCTTCCCATATTCCAAATCGTTCGGTATCTCATCTTTAAGTCTAGTGTCATCCGCCTTGCCAACTCTATACCGCTCAAATTTATACCAACTATCCGTAGAAATAGTCGCATTAAGTAAAGGCTGCACACATTCTGCTGGCAGGACATGATCAATATCTACATGCAATATCCAAGGGGATTCAGCAACATGAGCGCCCAAGTTGCGGGCTCCGCCACGGTTCCATGGAATATCATCTTCAATACGATACAGTTTGACCCGCTTTAGAAGCTCGGGCGTAGCCTTTTCTCGCAACACTGCTTCAGCAGGTTCAGGGCTACCATCATCAACAAGCACAAGCTCAACCTCTGGCGGGTACTTCTCCCATTCCCGTATCTGGAACCCAAGCATCGTCGGATTCCGGTAATACGGAACAATAAGTGCAAACCTTTCCAGTTTGTAATCCATTATGTTTGATCCGAAATAAACACAATATCTTCATCCATCGAACCGACTTTTTTGTAGCCCCATGGCCGCAAAAAGTTCTGAAGATCTCCTATTTTATGCCCGTAACGTTGACAGGCGCTATTCTCTTCCAATACTAACAACGGGCGATTAGCAGCGATGACACCAACAGCACCGCGAAGTGCTTCTATTTCCCAACCCTCAATATCGAAAAATATAGCGTCGATTTTTTTCTTGACAGCGGCTGGTAAGGAATCAATCGTATATTGCGGGACTTCAGCGAACCGCTTTCTATCATCCACAGCAATGTGATGGCCGCCAGTGCTATGCTCATTTTTACTCATGAACACCGATCCTTCACGACTACCAACCGATCCAAATATACGAGCCGCAGATTGCGACGGGATATTCCGCACCATGCAGAGCCAGTTTTCCAGAGTAGCCTCAAATGTTATAACATACTCAAAAGAAGCCGATAATTTCAGTGGCCAAATGCCTATGTGTCCCCCTGCCTGCACAACAATACGGCGCGGGCCACTATACAATCCTAGTGCGTATTCAATCACTCCTGACCGACGCAGAAACGAAGCGGGGCCAGTCATAATAGACGGATGCCACAATTTAGCTTCTTCGTGAAATATCATCTCGTCATCTCCTTCAACGCTGCCAGCGTGCGTTCTTTGTTGCGACTGGCGGCGGCGTGAGTAAGCGTATCCAACATAGATAGCCGGCACATACTATCCGCACCCTCATATACCTTCTTAATGCGCGTGTGCGAAGTTGGATCGAGGACTCCACCATAAGTAAGTTCTTCATGGATCTTCTCGCCGGGGCGCAGTCCAGTAATCTCTATAGGGACCCCAATACCTAATTCCTGCATGAGTTCATTTGCAAGATCAACCATTTTCACTGGTTCGCCCATGTCAAATACATACAATCCTTGGTCCTTATATGACAAAGCAACGAGAATTAATTCACAGGCTTCGTCTATTGACATCATGAACCGGGTGCAGTCTTTATGAGTGAGAGTTATGGCTTTTCCGGCCTGTATCTGTTCCATCCACAGGGGGATAACACTTCCAGAAGAGCCTTTTACGTTTCCGAATCTCACTATGGATGCCCACATATTACCTGCTTTATACAACGTCATTAGCTCGCCTACTCGCTTAGTCATCCCCATTACAGAAGACGGCTTTACCGCCTTGTCGGTAGATACGAAAATAAATTTTTCAACCCCGAACCTATTAGCCATACCTATAAGGTTTTTTGTACCCACCACATTATTTAGCACTGCCTGAACAATATTCTCCTCGCACAATGGAACATGCTTATGGGCAGCAGTATGAATAACTATATCTGTACATGGCAGGTGTTCTCTAAGAAGTTCTTCATCAGTAACATTCCCAAGGATGAATTCAAGTCGGCTGTCAGGAACGTTATGTTTCTGGAACATCCGTTTGAGATTATAAATGGCCGTCTCGCTAACGTTCAGCATCTTCAGCTTCCGTATTGGATATTGAACAAGCCGCTTACAGAGCACGGTGGCGATAGATCCGCCCGCACCCGTAACAAGAACGGTTTTATCTACTAAAGTTTCCAGTATTTTGTGACCCATGGGTGTTTCCTTTGAAATGCTAAATCCCACGGCTTGTGTTTGCCGGGGGTGCTGATGATCTTCGCTTCCTGTTTTATATCCCCTTTTTTGTCAACAGTAAGCCATTTGGAATAATATGCCCCATCATTACGTGTAAATGACGCAGCGGGGGGATAAAGTTTATATGATAGCCAGCCTTGATCGGAACCAAAAAAACCAAGGGCTCTAACCATAGGTAGAGAATGCTCAGCATCAAAATCATCCCATACATCAGGACGCGTACCTGCTTCCAAAAAATACAGTCCACCCGCAATTTTATTCCAAATAAATGCCGGATCTGTCCATCCGACAAAATTTTCCTCGCGCAGAAGGAAATTGTCGATATTCCCTGTGATGATGACATCTACATCTATTGCAAGAAACTTGTCGCCTAGTAACTTTCCTGCATCTCTGGAGAAGTTCCATAACCGCCTATAGCAACTGGGGAACGCTTCTCCATGCAGACTTCTGACATGTTCAAGAGTTACAGGCTGCGTAACGCATTCGATCTCTTTACGGAGCCCGTGAGTATTATCTGTAACGCATACAAGCTTCCAGTCGGGAACCGTAATATTCCGGGCCAGCATTGCGTACAGTATATTATAATACTCAGGCAAAAAGTCTCTGCCACGGTCATGCTTACGGTCCTCCCATTTCCACACTACTATATTGGGCATGGCAATAAATTCAACCAATGATGGATTCGTTCGCGGTGTGTAGGACCCACACAAGCCTCTGTTGAAAACATGAATCGTGGGGAGGAATAAGATGTCATCAGACGTACAATTGTTTCGTCCCGTCGATACGCCATACCGGCAATTTTATGGATATCGAAGCAAATCAAACAGAACGTAACCTTCTCAAACTCACCGGAATCAAGTAGATCGTCGAGAACATCACATTCGCAACCTTCACAGTTCAGTTTTAGGTATACATGATCTCCAACCTTGATATTTTCATGGAACCAATCGCGTGCTCGCCTAAAGTCGCACAGTTCCTTCGTTATTGGCAGATCGGCACGGCGGTTACTCTTCAACCACATACCCCCACTTTTAGCCCCCGGATCAATTATTTCAGCCTGTATTGTCTTGTTCCACAGCCCAAACCGCTCGATTGTTGTTCGTTCATCAGCCATAGCCTCTAAAGCACCCCAACACCTTTTGGACGGCTCGAACGAGTAAATCCGATCAAAATCTTTTTCCTGCACCGCTGCCAGCGTCTGCCCTATATTCGCCCCCACATCGAGAAAAACTTTCATTTGACTTTCTCTTAAAATATGTAATATAGTTGCTTCAATAAATTCATAGCCGTCCCTGTGTGTCATGCTCTTTGCCCCCTGCTCCAAGGGGGCTTTTTTATGCGGCCTCCGGCGGCTCTTCCCGTTTCACCGTAAGTAATTTAGTCTTGTGTTCATCCACGCTGGCCATGTGCTCGATCATGTCGTGAGCAATCTTGGCAGCGGAGAGAATATTTGTGGCCCCAACTATCTCAACTTTTCTGGGGACCAGAACTATTGCGTAGTATCTGTTTTCCATCACCACTCCGTAATAATTTCAACATTGTCGGCTGCTATATCCAGCCCCACCAGAAACTCATTGATGAACTTCTTAAATGCATCGCACTCAGGTGACGCCTCGGATATATACGCCCGATAACCTTTCTCGCCGGAGTCCGTCATGTACACTTCGACGGATATACACCCGAGATCAGCCCAATTCACCGCCGACGCTATTTCGTGCCTATGGTCATACGCAACAGCGCACGCCCTGTCAACGGCGTCTTTCAACCAATCCAGATCTACTTCGTCGAGTCTTTCACATTGCTCAAAGTTCGGCATAAATCCTCCCTGTGGTCACAATACTCATCCACTGCTCGTCTTACCAATTCTGAAAACTGCAAGCCGTTCCGCTTAGAAATAGCCTCCATCCGGCGCACCTGTAGGGCCGTAAGAATAACGTGGCAGCGTTTGCCGTTGAGACTGGGGCGCGGCATATCAGTGACGAATCGTTTCTAAAGCTACAAGCTGATCCAGCAATTCTGAGAGCCCTTTACGGATATCTGTGGTAGACACCGAACAATTATGTAACGTCGGGCAGGAAATAACAAACAACCCGATGCCGTGTTGTTGTACTGTAATTGTTCGTTTGCGATTGAAGACTTTCTTCAGTAGCCCCTGTTCCATCTCTTCCAGTTCGGTAAGGGCCTTCTGGTCCGCAAGTTCAACCAGCGCCTTGGCCATGTGGTCTATTTCAATACCCGGAAACTTGATGGCGATAGCCGAAGCCAGATTGCACATTTCCGTATAAGGAAGTCTGGCAAATAGCGTTGTAATTTGCCGCGTGCTCATTTTTTATGCTTCTTCTTCATGTATTTTTGCATGGTTTCATTTCCATACACATACGCGCCAGTGCGCGCCTTACCAAAACCCTTCTTCTCGGCCTGTCTTTTAAGTTTCTCTTCAAGTGCTTTAGGCACGACAACTCTCCTTTATGAACTCGTTGCGTTTTTCCCAATACCACCATAAGAACCCTTCTGCCTTAATTTTAACCTCATCAAGGTCGAAGTCTCCTATACCCCGAAAAAACCCCATAACGTCGATATATTTATTGTACATGTCGGCGCTATAGATGTTTAGGTACTCTACGTCACCCATATGAAAGCCCCATCCATCGTTGGGTATCGGCCCGAGGGCAAGCAGGACCGCAGGATATAACTCCCGACTTTTAGGATCAACATCGGGATTAGCAAATAGCGGCGGCGAAGTTTCAAAATCACGCCTCACCATATCCTCCTACTGGCACTGTGGCGCTTTCTTTGACACCCATCCCAATTTCGTCTGCCACGGAATGAATTGCGCTGGTAAGCACTTCGTAGTCAACCTCATCTATTGCTGTTTCCACTAATGTATCTGCCGTAAAAACATAACCCGAACTCTCACGGACAAGGTCAATCCTAATGTGGATGGTATACACAGGCTCGGCCATAAAATTACTTCTTAACCGGCATGGTTATTCACTTCTGGCCTGATATTACCATTATTTCTGGCCGGTAGAACCATCGCCCGAAGACCAAACAGCACCGGGGCCTATTCCACCGACAGCCTGACCCATTCCACCAATAACCGGCGCCATACCAACTGCACCGCTGGTTTTAGCTAAATGCTCCCGCTGGTATCTTATTGCCGCTTCTATATCCATCTGGCCATAAATCATACTAGGATCCAGAAGCGGCGTTCCTTTATCAGGGAAAAAGATCTCAAGAAATTCAGAGCAGATGGGGCAAAGGTCGATTTGCTTCCCTACAGCTACACCCTTTTCTTTGTTCGTTTTTATGCTGATTGATGTCCAGCCTGCCCGTTCCGAAGGCTCTCTTATTTGTGAATACCCGGACTCCTCCCGCTCCAGTTTATCGCCGCAACGGTCACAAGTCAGTCGATGAAATACGCCTTCGCTCATTTTTGTCTCCTAGTCATTTTTGACTCCATAGAGTTGCGTTTTATAATAAATCCGGCGGCTAGATAATCTGGTGAGTCACCAGCAGCCAGCCGCGAGAGGAAACTACGCACACCGTAAAAATATTCGTATGCTTCGTTGCCGCGAACATGAAACAACATATTCGAGCTATACAAATCATTCTCCATCATAAAACCGTCTCGGGGTGGGGGGCCGTAAGCGAGCGCGCAGGCTTCTTCTATTAGTGCCGACATGCCGTAGTCGTTTAGTGCCTCGGTGTCGAACATTAATGAGAGAGTTTTCATAGTGTGACTCTAACACACATAAATCCCAGTTTGCAATTCATATTTATCGACCCCCTAAGACGCCGGGCGGCACCCCACCCCCTTGGCCTGATGCCCGGGTGTGCCCCCCGGCCCGTCGCGCCCGCATCTGCCGGTCCTACCAGCCTATATATGAGAGCAACACATCCGGTTACACATCTGTGTAACTCAACACACTAGGGAGTAACTATCATGGCGAAGCAATCAGATGGCCGGCAGGCTATCGCAAAGGAAATGGCGAGCGCATTCGAGACTGTAGAGAACAGCGGTAATGTTCTCTTGCATTGTCTCGCGGTCGCTCGGGAAAATTACGGCTCAACGGCGATCCCCGGTAAGGATCTGAAGTTCATTACCGATAGCGTGTCGGTGATTCGTGGATGGTCCGACGAAAGCGCGAAGGTGCGCAAGTCAGAGTGCCGGGCGGTCTTGTCGCAGTATGCCATGTTGCCCGAGGCAATCACGCTTTTCAAAAAGGACTGCCAAACTTTTGATTGGCGCGATGCCCTGCGACTGGCGCGCACATTGCGCAAGACAAAGGGGAACGTCAAAGCTTCCGTTAAGCTTGCCATCGGCGCCAAGACCGCGAAGCGAGCCGAGGCGGAAACCCCGACGGCGAAGCAAGCGAAAGGCCGCGCCACTGCGGCAATGAACCTGATCATTCGCCTGCCTCACTTGTCGCGTGACTTTAAAAAGTCACTCGCCAAGCTTGCGGCGGTCAACGGGTTTATACTGAACGTGAACCGCAAGGCAGAGTGAAACTTACACGGGATGGTTACACAGACTGTGTAATCATCCCGTGCCTTTTCAGGAGATCACTATGGAATGCGACAATGATTTAATAGCGGCGCTGGATAATTCTTACCGCGCCATCGCTGCATTTGATTCGCTCGTTGCTAAGATAGCGTGGCTTGAGCGTGTCAATTTCGACATCCAGATCGAACTATCACAACGGGAGCGAGCAAATGAAATTCTATAATGTGACTGACGGCAGCACGCGCTTTGTTGGAGTGACAGTCATGGGCCGGACGTTCTACGTCCTACGCCTTGCCGGTGAATGGTCAGTCGGAACCTCACGCTAAATCACTAAGGCCCGCAGGCTTGATAAGCTTGCGGGCCTTTTTCACGTCTGCGCGAGCAACCTTTAGAATTTCATGGTGGATTACACAGGTGTGTAATGCCGCCGTGCCTTGGGGTTTTGGCAGTGGGTATTAATGAGAATGGGAGTGGTTAGATGGGCGTTATCATCAGCAGCTATACAGAAGGCAGACGTAGAGGACGTACAGGACGTAGAGGACGTTGAGTTGGACGACATAAAACCTCCATATATATATATATTATAAAGATATTTTATATATATATATCTCTACGTCCTCTAGGTCAGGCAAAAATAATAACGAACCATAGGCGATTTTTGGGAGCAGTGCCGATATGTGTTTTTTGGTTTTATATCTATACTTCTCTCTCCACAAAAGGGCTGACCTAGAGGACGTAGAGGACGTAGAGATTGTAAGTCATTGACCCCTAATATAGATTTTCCGGCACCAAGGCACCCAACCCCAAAGGCCCACATGGACCTAGACGTGGACGTAGTGCCGTAGACCCACCATAATTAACCCCAAAGTGCTGTTTCACTACGTCCAACCTCGGCCATGAGGCACAAAAAACAAAACCAATAGGGTTTTAAAACAAGCGGTAATGAATATGTCCAGCCCCATCAGAAAATACAATCTCTACTACGGCCTGCTCGAACCAGCCGGACTCTTTGCCCAAATCAAGAAAGCAAGAAAGCTGGAAAGACACCAGCCGGTCGGGCCTATTCCCCAAGACGGTAAAACCATCCTCCATTGTGTTTTTTGTGACATGACTACAGAGTGGCCCCGTTTTGGTAAGCCCCCCTACGATACTCCTGAAGGTGTAATGAAATTCATCACCTACCATAACAGCGGCCAATGTATTTATGACCCTGACCGCCCCGACAACCCGCCAAGCGGAGAATAACCCTGCCAATCTCCGCATGTCCGCTTCTATGTCCGGTTCGCGTAACTCGATATGCAGGCACCAAGGCACTCAGGCGCTTTCCCTGTGTGCTCCTGTGTGTTGTGTGCTTGTGCCCGACTGCCAAGGTGCCTGCATATCCGGTTGCGTGTTTGTATTAGTCTTTCTAAATAGTGTGACAAAGACGCCTGTATTTGGTAGCAGGTATAACAAATCACACGCCCACCAATGGGAACTCGGTTGGCTTTATTGTCTGCGCCGGCGCGCAACCGGCTTTATTACACAGGTGTGTAACACAAACACTTAACAAATCAACACAGGAAAACTAACAAATGTTTCACAAACAGATCTATCAGTTTGTAATCCGCACCCACGGGTCCATCAGAACTGGCAAGGTGACTGCGACCAGTGAGATAGAGGCCCGTAGGGTCGCCGCTTATCAGGCTGTCAATGAGAATGGCCGACTGCTCAAGTGCGAGCCTGCCAGATCGCAGGTTACATATAGATGACGGCCAAATCGCATGACCCCGCTAGTTATCCCCCTACCAAGGATGAATTTTAATTGATCCCTTTATCCCCCTACCAACCTTTTTTCGACGAGAAAAGAGAAATGGTCACCTCGGATAAATGGCACTTGCTACATTGGGATGATGAAATACTTGAGCTACATAAAGGTTACGTGAGGTTTACACTTACCAACCAGTATGAGCGAGACTATAGAGGGCCGCATGTTCATAGCATTCAAGTATTTGACAGTTACGAAGAAGCATATGCACTGTACTGTATACTTAATGACTGGCACCCGACAAAGGCATGGAGGTGGGTTAGCCAATATGGCTGTGGATGGCATACCGGCACAGACATAACGAACCAACGAGGGGGCACAAAAAGCAGGTGAGAAACCATAAGAGCATAACAAAAAAATGGACCGTCGTAATGTACACTGACGATTTTCTGAATAAATATCCAAATAGTATGGCGTACTGGCGAGCGAGATTTTGGGCGCTACCCAGTCACTCGGAAAGAATTGTGAAATCAACAAACATTGTGTCTACAATGCTAGAATTTGAATCGTTTGAAGAAGCAAAAACCATGGTAAAAATGCTGAACGCATGGGTCAACCCTAGAATTACACAGGAGTGTAACCACCAATGAACCTAAGTAAATTATTTAACCGGCTCTGGTGCCCCAGACTTAAAACAAAACCGGCTGTTACAGCGCGTAATGGGGAGCTTGTCCAGCTTGCGCTCACCATGCCCAAGACCGCTGAAGTAATTGCCAAGATAGGCAGGCAGTGTAAGGATCGCGTTATCATCAACAGGTCCTGCTCTGAGTGCAATGGCCGTGGATGGATTACGTGGCAGCGCGCCAATGGCGAAATTGAACAAGTGACATGCTTATGTAGGAGTCAAATATAGTGTCGCATGATTACATTGCTCTAGGGCTCATACTCATTACAGGACTGCTCGGTGGAGCATTCTTTAGTTTTGTATGGGAGGACACCCCATTAAATAAAGAACAAAAGTTCTACGTTGGGGTGCTGTTCACACTGGTGGCGGTGTTTGTAACAATGGTAGGAATGGGGATATCAATAACATGACCACACTCACCGACGTTGCCTGCATTCTGCGGGAAGATTTGGAAAGGTTTCCTGCGACCTGTCTCTCAATACGTATTGACGAGCGCATGATTAAACTGGTGGAGGCTGCGCAGGAGATCAGGGAGGCAATTAGCGCCTATCCGCAGGTTAACAAAAAACCAGATAAGCGGTTGAAGAACGCACTCGCCGCCATCAACAAGCTGGAGCAGGAATCATGAGCCGCCGCGGGGTTATTGAGCGAGAGTGCAAAAGTACCTGTGAATACTGCGGGCAAACAGAGGAACTACGTCCTTATGGACTTAATGGTGAGCGCATCTGTTTCCACTGCGCTATGAAACCACAAAACAAAGAGATCACCGAGCGGCGCTTTTGTCAACACGTTCTTGGTGAGAAGTTAGACTCATGACCAAACCCAAAAACAGACTGTGGGCGGTGTGCTGGAGTGACGACAAAAGTCTCGTAGGGTTTTTTGATAGTGAAGGCAGATATATACCACGCATCTATTTCAGTAGAACCGATGCTCGTGCGGCGCGCCCGCGATATAAAGACTACTGCGTCCGCCCCATCACCTTCAAGGGAGCGAAGTTATGACCCAATCAGTGCGAGAGGCGGCGGAGAAGTGCCTAACCACTTTGGAAAAACGTAGGCTGTGGATACGTAGCGAATTCGGTATCAACGGCAGGACAATGGCTTGGGAGCGGGAGCAGGATAGTACCGCCACTGTAATCAAGGACCTGATCTCAGCCCTCGCCCGCCCCGATCCGCCCTGCCCCAACTGCGTAGAGATGACCAAGCAGCGGGACCATTACATGGAGAAGGTAGCCGAGCAGTCGCAGATTGATGATTGTAATGATGAGATGGAGGCCAGCACTCGTCTATTAGTTGCAGACACCACGTCGTCGTCAATAGCAACATTCTATGCACGCTTTCTTGTCAGCCGCCTCGATGAGAGCCGGACGCTATCTGAGAAGCTGCGGGCAGCGATGGAGGCGTGGAAGAAGGTATTTCCACAGCACGGACTCGTTGCCCCGCAATTTTTGGAAGCTGCTGAGCGACTTACAGAGGAAGCGTCGGAGGGGAAGGGATGACATTACTTTAAATAAACATTAGCGTTGATTGTTTACAACACGTAGAAGGCAGCTAAAAATGACTTATCGTGCAACATTCTATGGCACATGGGCAGGTTACACAGGTGTGTTACTTTGGTGGCGGGTTGATGGATACGAAGGCGTAACGCACTATGTCCCATAGACCCAATAGACAATTTATAACAGGGCTTTCTTATTCACCACTAACAAAAGCAGTGTTTGAGACGACCGCTGATGTGATGAAAGTAACTAAAGAGGAGTCTGATTACGCCACCCATTTGAAAATAGTGCTTGCACTGGCGAAAGTATTTGAGGCACGCAACCCCGCATTCAATCTCAGGAAATGGTTAGAGGCGTGCGGGTATCCAGAACTGAATGTCATTTACTCAACACCACAGGAGAAAGAACTATGGCGAAAATAGTATGGCCGAAGCTGACAAAGAAAGCGGCCCGTGCATTGCGCGGGTCAATCAAAAAATGGGAGGGCATCGTAGCTGGCACAATAGAAGACGAAGGCCCCGATAATTGCCCGCTATGTAAAGCCTACATGGTATCTTTTTTAAATTGTGGCAATTGCCCACTGGCTGTGTTTGATCCAGATCAAGGCCCCGAACGTGGTGGATGTGCGGGCACTCCGTATATGGAATATGATCCATACTCTAAGGACAAAGGCATGGCGGCAGCTAAGAAAGAGCTACGGTTCCTGCGTAATGTACTCAAACATGGAGAACAGAAGTGAAGAAAGCAATCAAAGACAAATGGCTTAAGGCCCTGCGGGGTCAGGCACCTGAAGGCGAGTACAACCAAGGCACTCAGATGCTTTGTAGTGATAGCGATAGCAATGGAGAAGATTATTTCTGCTGCTTAGGTGTGTTGTTGAATGTCACTAACAGGTGGAAACAGAACGGAAACAATTCAGGCACGTTTAGCTGGGAAAACAAAGAATATTTCGGGCTCGCTGCCGACGAAAACCACCTGATTGATATGAATGACGGGTCTTGCGGCACCAAAAAACACTCGTTCAAACAGATTGCTAAGTGGATTGAGAAAAACCTGTGAGGTACAGGGTTTATCTTGAAGTGCCGCCAAGGCACCATATGTGGAAGCGTCACACTGGTCATGTCGATGTGAACTGTGACTCTATCCGCGAAGCAGCAGGGCTAGCCAAGAAGCAGCTATTCCGTACTACATTCCCCAACATCCCCAAAGAACGATGGCATATCACATCCATAGAGGAGATTAACTAATGGAACCCCCAAAGAAAATCGTTGCTTATGCAGTCATGTCCCAAGTGGGCATGGATGCACCCGTTGTCGAGGAAGGCAGGCGAACCAGTAAACAAGACGCTCAGTTCGACTGCCATTTGCTTAGGGAAATCGTCGGCAAGAAAACATGGATAGAGGAGAGGTTTGACTAATGGACGACAACACCGCTTTCGTAATTTGTGTAGTTGCATGGTTTGCGTTCCTTGTTTGGATCTTCTCATAATGAGGTACTCATTCCCCTGTGCAGTCTCATTAGATGCAGCCAATCTTGAGGCTGCATATTCTGAGTTAATGCAGGCAACAAAACACCTTGGCATCAAAGTAGTAATCTCTACCACTGGTTGTGTAGAGAACCAGCATTTCATTAACGAAGAAACCGTGAAAATTATCAGGCGGAGATACAACCGCAAGAACGCAGTCACACAACTGGAGGATTACTTCAATGGACATATCGAAAATTATTGAGGCGTGTAAGAACATCCATAAATTGATTGCCAACCATAAAAAACAAGAGGAAACCTTAAATGAGTTAGGCACTTCATTAATCCATGCGGTGCAGGGATCCGAAAATAGTGGGTTTCCTAAGCTGGCTGTAGATGTTAAGAGCTATTGGAGGCTGCGTGCTGAGTATACAAAAGCATTAAACACAAACGCAGAGGAGTTCGAGTTTGATGGTAGTAAGCTGGCTACCGGCTATGCGTATTACCTTTTGACGTATCTATCTCCGATGGTTGCGCGGATGGATGGTTACAGCGGCTACAAAGACTACAGTCTTAATAAGATTGCCAGACCCAACCCTGTGGTGTCCGAAAACATAGTTTGTGTGCTCCCTGAACCTGAGACTGAGGAAACATTTACACAGGTGTGTAACAAGTAATCCGCCTATGGTATAATACTGCCTGTGTTCGCCAAAACTACAATAATTCTGATTGCAGCCGCAGCCACCATAGGCGTAGCAGTACCTATGTTTCCTGCTTCACCATTCGGTGAGGCTACGGTCACGCTTACGCAGGCGCGTAAATATTACGACACAGCCACACCCGAGCAGAAAGAAGCGTTTGACGCAGTGGCACGAGGCACAGTAGTGGGCGCATTTGCAGGATGGATCACTGAGAGTTCACGACCGGACTATTGGGGTACGGAAGACAATGGCGTTATCATCTGTTTTGCCAAAGTAAGGAACATGACAGGTGATGAACTACTGCGCATTGCTGAGTATGTCAATAGGAAAGTCACGCCGCTCGATGACCAAGACTGGCGCGTAGTAATAGGTGTAGCTGCGTACGTAGGTTGTGTAGTTAGTAGCCGGACAAATGCAGAACCTAGCTCGTCTAAACCCAAACGCTGGCTGAAAACCTAGTTACACTCCTGTGTAACTTCTGGAGTTCCCATGAATGAAATCACTATCCTGCGTCGGCGGGAGAAGAAACTGCGGAAGAAAATAAAGCTAATGAGTTTACGGATTAGGAAGCAGAAAACCATAGATATGCTGAAAGCAAATAACGAAATAAAAGAGAGACATATTACTGAGTTAGCAATGAAACATCCCCATGCGTTTCACGACAATCAAAGGACAGTAGTTAATGAATATCAAACAAGCGAAGAAGTTAATCAAGATTCTGTACAAGCGACAGATCGAGACGGGCGTCCGGTTCTCGATTGAACTTGAGTCCGTTCCCGGTATCGGTAAGTCAGAGTGTGTTGAGCAGGTAGCACATGAACTTGCCAGAGAAATAAATTCTCCGGTACAGTTCAATCCGTTCTTTCTCAGTACGCTTGAGCAACCTGATGTACGCGGATATGGCCTGCCTGATATAGACACAGACGGCAGCAAAATCATGACGTTTACCAAGGCACCGTGGGCTCCAAGAGTAGGCATGGCTCCGCATGGCATTCTGTTTCTGGATGAATTCAGGCAAGCCGACCACGATGTACAGAAGCCTGCTGCTGAGCTACTGCTGAATGGCAGGGTAGGTGAGAGCAAGCTTCCTATTACGTGGATGGTGGTGGCTGCCAGCAACGGCGAGAAGCACAGATCCGGGGTACAGCGAGAGCTAGCTTTCGTATCCAACAGGCGTATGAAGATTCTCATTGAGCCTGATATGGATACGTGGGTTGAGTGGGCAGAGAAGGCGGGGATTCACTGGGCTGCAATAGCCTTCGCCAAGATTTCTCCGGGTGAAGTATTCAGTCTCGATGTTCCCGAGAAGTCCGGTCCGTTTTGTACACCACGTACATTAGTGAAGACCAGCTATCTCATTGACGCTATGCCAATGGACCTGCTGACTGAAGCGGCAGCGGGATACATAGGCGAAGGCACCGGGGCAAAATTCATTGCGTTCTTAAGAGTGGCTGAGACTATTCCGGCGTTCGAGGATATTGTGAAGAGCCCTCAAAAATGTCCGCTGCCTAACTCTGACAGGCCCGATGCACAATATGCGACTATGCAGATGGTTGCTCACCGGGTTGACAAAAACACGGCGGCACCGGCGTTTGAGTACCTTCAGCGTATGCCTAAAGAGTTCCAAGTCGCGGGCCTTAAGGCTACATTGCGCCGGGTTCCCCAGCTAGTCAACACGATAGGATTTTCAAAGTGGCTGAAAGAGAACAAAGACCTTCTGATGAGCGCGAACTCGGTCAACATGGAGTAATGAATGACTACATTAAATGATCTGAAAGACGTACTAGGTGATGAGCTTGATGACATTCTGGACAGTGTCCTCAGTGACGATGACGCTGTAATAGTTACACCTGTGTGTAACCCCGAACCGGCGGTCGCGGAAGTTACGGCTGAGATAGACTCCGAGCGGATCAAGGAAGTAATAAAGATATTAGACGAGGCACCAGTACCCGGCTACCTGCCGCAAGTCGTGTTCTCCAGCGACGAAATAGCTGAGGCTATTGACCTGCGACAGTTCGCTACACTGGTGACGTTGAATACGGCACAATGGCACGCGAAGATTAAAGATCGCAAAGCAGCGATGGAAGCAGCCGTTGCAGCAGGGGCGAACAGCGAAACATATAACGTGACTAAGAACTTGCTCGCTGGCGCAGACGAGAAGCTGGACAAGGTACATAAGATCATGGGCAAGGCACGTACTTCGCACTACGCTATGACTTTGCCGTGGTCTACTGTGTCTATGGACGATGCAGGCAAACGCCGGGGTGGGCGTATGCTGCCCAATGTCAGGTTTGCTGAATATATTGAACAGATGGCGACGTATAAAGCGCAGATGGAAACTGCTCTGGATGTTCTGGTAGAAGCATACCCCACGTTGGTAGAGATAGCAGAGAAAAGCCAAGGTTCAGCGTTTAACATATCTGACTACCCCAACACTGACTCTATTAGAGGGCACTTCGACCTTAGCTTTGACTTCCATCCCGTGCCCATGGGTGGCGACTTCACTGGTCTGGCCGATGCTCAGGTTGAGAAGCTGGCGGATACACTCAACAAGAAAAACAATACGATGCTGGAGAATGCCATGCAGGAACTTTGGCAAAGGTTGTATAAGACGGTCAGTCATGCTTACGCTAGGCTCAGTGACAAAGATTCGTCATTCCATTACACGATGATGGATAGGTTGAAGGCGACTGCGCAGGACCTCGAACAATTAAATGTCACTGGTGACAAGCGGCTTACTCAGTTCGCTGAGCGCATACGGAAGGGTCTGACAATGCACGACGTGAAGGATATTCGTAAGGATGATGCGCTGAGACGGCATCTTGCTGCGGAAGCCAAGAAGATCCTCGATGATCTTAACGCGCTAGGTGAATAATGGAAACGGAACATCCTTACGCAGCAACGCGGCGGCTTAATAGATTTAACAACGGCACGCGCTGGAATTTGAGCAACACCCACAACCCAATTAAAATACATGGTGAAACTGTAGTAGACCTTAGTCTATTGCCGGATAGTACAGTCGAGCGGCTAGTGAAGAACATTAAGCGGGGATACGGAAGCTCAGATAATAGTTCTTTCTACTCAATTTATGAGTTTGTGTGCATAATGAATCCGATCTACAAACTAGAAACTGGTTTGCTTTATTACAACAGGTTTCGTTTCCCGTTGTTTGGAGGTGACTGTACTGAATTCTTACATATTGTTGAGCCGTTTGCTGTAGTTAATTCCGCGCATGATTATCGAACTTCAAGATTTGAAGTACGCGAAAAGAAAATAGGGGACTGGCATGTGGCTATCGGAATGTCTACACGCGACAAACTTCCACCTTCAATATGCAAGCTGGTGAAGCCGTTCCTTAATAAATACAGAAAAGAACGCCTCGACGTTTGCAGGTGGTTGACTTCAGGAGAATGTGAGCCGATTCATATACCATTTAGTAGTATGCCACCACAAACAAAACACTATCCAGAACTGAGAGAACTCAATGCATAAACCAATTACGTATACGGAATTAAAGACGGCCCTACTTTTGTATATGCCGTTCTTTGCTTCGCTCTTGCTCGATAAGATGGCTGTGAAAATTGGCAAGTTTGAAGTCCTCGCTCCATTCAATACCGCAGGCACCAACGGGAAAATAATCTACATAGACGAAGACTACTTCAAAACATTAAAGCTGGTTGAGGCCGTATTCTTGGTATGCCACGAAATCGCTCACGCTATGTGGATGCACATGGACAGAGGCAAGCGGTATCTTGATGCAGGAATAGGGCCAGACGGCAAGTATAAATTCGTGCCTTTGTTATGGAACATAGCTGCTGACTTTGTTATTAATGATATGCTTGTTACAGCAAAAATAGGTAAGCACCCTAAAGGCGCATTGCTGAACCCTAAGTACAGCGGCAGTATGCTTGTCGAGGATGTGTACAAAGACCTAGTTAAAGAATGCAAAGATAAGGAAAAGGGACAGGGAGAAAGCAGCGACGGTAGCGGGGATGGTGAAGAAAGAGAGGGCCAAAGCGATGACAGTGGTGGACAGGGGGACAATAAAGTATTTGATGTTCACATTCTGGAAACAGATGGCACATCGAAGGCTGAGTGGAAGCGCGCCGTCAAGTCTGCGGCTGATGCAGCGAAGGCCCAAGGCAAGATGCCAGCAGGGATCAGTAGGTTCGTAGATGAACTATTGAATCCTGTTGTACCGTGGCAGGAGAAGCTGCGTTTTTCGTTGCAGAAGGTTATCTCAAGAGAGTCGCATACGTGGACTAAGCTGCATCGAAGACGGTTTGTTTCTCAGGGGATTATCTTCCCCGGCTATACAGGCTTTGGCGCAGGAACTGTTGTGGTAGCAGTGGATACATCTGGTTCTATTGGGGTAAAAGAACTTACCCGGTTTATGTCCGAACTCGATGGGATTCTCTCCGACGCCAGACCTAAGGAGCTATGGGTGCTTGGGTGTGATGCTGCCATTCATGACACAACCTTGTTGGTCCAAGGGGATAATCTGAGAGACAATCCCCCGCCGCTAAAAGGCGGTGGCGGTACATCGTTTAAGCCACCATTCAAGTGGGTAGCCGACAATGACATCCGTCCGTCTGCGTTGGTGTACTTGACAGATATGTACGGAGATTTCCCCGAGGAACCGGACTACCCGGTTATCTGGTGTGCTACCAGCGACCTCGTTGCGAAATTTGGGGAGACAATTAGAATCCCTGTGGAGAAGGAGGAATGAAGTGGAAAACATACAAAAAAGAAGTGTTCAATGCATGGCGCGACTCTATTTTTCAGAAAATATATCTTTTGTCAAGCAGGCTTGAACGTTCTGCTCCGCTCACTATAGACCGGGCTGGGCTTATCAAAACTTTACTACCCGCCGAATATTTTTTGCCGTCGAAGAAATGGTCAACAGTATTTACTAACCTCATTCTCTGCGTAGCTCCGGGTAATACTAGCACAAAAGTTTTAATTCAGCTTACAGACGAAAAAGAAATGTGGTTCCTCAGCGAAACAGAAATACTGTGTAATCACGATATTCCGTTTGCATTAGATGCCAATAATCCATATAGAGCAGAACTTCTAGCGTGGCATGAGTTAGCGATGAGTGTTAAATCAGAGATGGATCTAATTAATTCGACTGTACATAGGTATGTCAATGGTGTTTGTTTCGACAAAGAGACAGCGTTTCGATATTGGCCTGAGTTAGAAACATTCTATATTGAAAATACGAATCTTAAGACGTGCAAACCCCCCCGCAAAAAACTAGTAAAAGAACGGGTGCGGGTGCGGCGCTTGAACAGAAAAGTATATGAGGCAGAGATAAAACCACATCAGGAAAACGTAAACAGACTACTCTCCAAAGCTATTATTCTGCCCGACATAGAAGTTGACGCATGGCTGGAGGATTAGCCAATGGGACGACGCAGACGGTTTAATTCCCGGCCCTCCGAACTAGATATTTTAACTACATCATTAGGTAATGCTCTATCTTGCAGGTCCAGAATACTAAACCCGTGGAAGTTTAACAGTATTCACCACTTCTATCGGTACGCCTTCACCCCCCAAGAATGGGAGGCATACAAACTTCTTAGAGAAAGAGAAAGAGATAAAAAACACCAATACGACTCTCTGTTTCGTTACGGGAATGTAGTTTCTATCAAAGTTAAGGATATAGCTATAGAACACGAAGACTGGATACCAGACTACATAAAGATAGTAATACCCAATATAAGCATATGCCACGAAACAATATTGCCTTCTCAGTTACCCGACAAGAACAGGTTGGCGCTAAAGAAATGGCTGGATCGAGAACGTTTGTTACACAAGCACTACCACCTAACGCTGCTTATAGTGGAACAGCTTAAAAACGAATGTCACACTTTGGGCAGGGTAATAAGGATACTACCTAGTTTGGTGGCGTATGCATCAGATACAGGCAAGGCGGATTTGAACAATAAAATAAACCAGTCGCCTCTTTATTCTGAATACAAAGATTTAGTGGCGACAAGACAGAAAATGTACCAATGGTGCAATGAATTAATATTGTCTACTGTGTTACTTACCAAACCAGAAAAGAACGAAAATGCTGAAGATCCCATCGTAGGCTTTTCTATGGTTGCGGACACTACTTCAGTAACCTCTCACAAGTATTGGGACAATGACCTTCACCTGAAATAAATTACACAGGTGTGTAACTTTTTAGCCCGCAGGCCCGAAAGCCTCGCGGGCTATTTTTTCGCCTCCGCGAGCAGCTTGCGTTACAACGAAAGATGGGCTAGATTGCGGTCATGGCTGACGTACTAGCAATACTGTTTGGGCTGTGGCCTGTTTATATTCTTTTGTCCGGCTGTTACGACAAGATCAAAGATCAACGCCGAAAGAAGTACACGCCACTTTATTACCGGGACGGAACGTGAACTTAATCACTTTAGACTACGAAACATACTACGACACAAAGGCGGGATACTCACTCAAGACTCTATCCATAGAGGACTACGTTACCGATCCACGCTTTCAGATTATGTGTGTTGGAGTCAAAATAAATAACGAGAAACCGATCTCTTATGCTGCGCTGGAATTGCAGGAATATAAAAGGTTTTTAATAAAACATGGCGTGCATAAGGCCGCTAACCTCCATCACAATTCAGCATTCGATGCTTTTATTACCCAACATTGTTTTGGCTTTCTTCCGCCTATGCTTCTCGACACTATGGGCATGGCGCAAGCAATGGATAAGCCGCGCCACAAAAGCGTCGCGCTCGCTGCGTGTTTGAAACGCAGACCCGAACTAGGTGTGCAGAAGGGTGACGCAGTATTGTTAATGGATGGCAGGAGAATGGAATCGTTATCATTGACAGAGCTACAGACGTACATGAAGTATTGCCGCAACGACTGCGAAGGAGAGTACCAGCTTTTCGTGGACCTTATGAAAAGAGGTTTCCCCCGTGAAGAACTATACATTATTGACTTGACCCTGCGGATGTATCTCGATCCAAAGTTCCAGCTAGATTCCGCCGTTTTGCAGGAAGTTCTTTCCAAGGCGCGTAAAGAGAAAGAAGAACTACTCGGTAAATTACCAGTAGGACTAACAAAAGACATTTTAATGTCGAACGTCAAGCTTGCCAAATTGCTTAAGTATTTAGGGATTGAGCCACCCATCAAAATCTCCCTTACCACTGGCAAACAGACACTGGCATTCGCTAAGACCGACCCCCAATTTATCGACTTGCAGGAGCAATATGAGGACGACCCCTTAGTGGGGCCAATTCTGGCAGCTAGGCTGGGAGTTAAGTCCACTATCGCTGAAACACGATCAGAACGGCTTCTAAACATCGCTCATAAGCGATCAGTATTCAGGGTGCCCATACGGTATTACGCAGCCCACACCGGCAGGTACGGGGGCTCCGATGGGATAAACCCACAGAACCTACCCCGCATTCCAGAAAAACCTGTCGGACGCGGACATTTGAGATACGCCTTGCGAGCGCCGCCGGGTTACCGGGT